TAATGAGTTATTTAAAACAGGATATTGTAAATGATTAAACGACTGGGCTTTGCCTGCAAATGGATCAACGATCCTGAAGAAATCAACGGCATGAAAATCAATGCTGTCGACCGCGACTTAAATACAGGCTCTACCACAGTTAGGTGGTTGCGTGAACATCCCCAAGAAGCAGAGCAGCGGCTTTGGGACTTGATGGAACGAAACATAGAAGCCTGCTACAAATTAGTCAGCAGAGTAGGAACACTAGATGAAGATCTTAGAATGGTACGACTCTCAAGTGATATACTTCCTGTATACACTGAGCCTAGTTGGAAGTGGTTTTGGCGGCAACCCGATGTCAGAGCCTTTGCAGAAAAAGGATTTGCCCGAGTGGGTGATGTGGCTCGCAAGAATAATGTTAGGCTCAGCTTTCATCCTGGCCAGTTTTGCGTGTTGGCGTCTATTAACCCGGGCATCGTAGAACGCAGCATTGAAGAGTTTGAGTATCATGTGGACATGGCTCGATGGATGGGTTTTGGTAAGACATTCCAAGACTTCAAGATCAATGTGCATATCTCTGGCAAGCAAGGCCCACAAGGTGTTCGTGATGCCCTCAGCAAAATGACACCCGAGGCTCGCAACTGTCTTACCATCGAGAATGACGAAATGACCTGGGGCATTGACTCAAGCATTGAATTGGTCAAGGACTGTGCCCTAGTGCTTGACATTCATCATCATTGGATTAAAACTGGAGAATACATTGAAGCAAATGACGATCGTGTTAAAAGGGTTATTGATAGCTGGCGCGGTGTGCGGCCTGTCATACATTATAGTGTTTCACGGGAAGACTGTCTTATTGACCATCCCGGACACATCCGCCCCGATCTTCCGTCCCTCCTAGAACAGGGCTACAAAAAAGGCAAGCTGAGAGCACACAGTGGCTTTTATTGGAATACCGCAGTTAATTCTTGGGCACTGACACATAGGTCGTGGGCAGACATCATGTGCGAGAGCAAGGCCAAGAACTTGGCCTCATTTGCTCTATACGAGCAGGACAAAAAGGTTACGGAGCCTTTGGCTTGCGTGGAGCCTTCGGCGCTGCTGCTTTCTTAACAGCTGGTTTTTTCGTTGGTGCTCGTTTGGCCTTGGCCACTGCCACTGCTTTGTTTTCAGCAGTGACTTCTGCTGCGGTTGGCTCAACTGCAGGTTGGGTAACTTCAACTGGTGGAGTTTCTACCTTGTAGGGAACTGCAACAGGTTCGGCTGGTGTACTGCCAAAAAGTTTCTTGATTAATCCTAGCATATTAAAATCTCCTTGTAGGTTATTTATGCGGTAAATACATGTATGGCATACAATTTCATTCAAAAATTCATTGTTGAAGGCAAAAAAGACAAACTCATACAGTTGACATTGCCATACGATCGCAACGAGCTTGCACCGGTAAAAAGTAAAGAAACCATAGATTATCATTACGGTACACTGTATAAGGCCTATGTTGATCGATATAACAAGAACGAAGGCGATGATGATTTCAACGAAGCTGGTGCGTTTTTACACAATATCTATTTTGGTCAATTACAAAAACCAGAGGGATCCAATAGACCCTATGATGCTATTTTACAGTTTATAGAAAAACATTTTGATACGTTTGACCGGTTCAAAGAAGAATTTGAAAAAACAGCAATGAAGATACAAGGCAGTGGATGGGCATACTTGGCTCGTGATGGCAAGATCAAAATCATCGTCAACCACGAAATCAGGAACGATATTGTATTATTAGTGGATTGGTGGGAACACGCATGGGCCCTGGACTATCAAGCAGATAAAAAGAGTTATCTAACCAATCAATGGAAGATAATAAACTGGAGAACAATCAATGGCGTACTCGGACAAAGTAATTGATCATTATGAAAACCCCCGAAATGTAGGCTCATTTGAAAAAGATGATCCCACAGTGGGTACTGGCATGGTAGGAGCACCTGCCTGCGGCGATGTCATGAAACTACAGATAAAGGTGGATGATGATACAGGTATTATTACAGATGCAAAATTTAAAACGTATGGCTGCGGATCGGCTATCGCGAGCTCGAGCCTCGTTACAGAATGGCTCAAAGGAAAAACCCTCGACGAAGCCGGAACAATTAAAAACTCCGAAATCGCCACAGAACTAGCCCTGCCCCCAGTTAAGATACACTGTTCAATTCTAGCAGAAGATGCAATCACCGCGGCCGTAAATGATTACCGTAACCGACACAGCGTCTAAAAAGATAAAACAAAACTTAGACAAGCGCGGCAAGGGTGTGGGTATTCGTATAGGTGTAAGAACCACAGGCTGTAGTGGACTAGCATATACCATGGAATATGTGGACGAATATACAGCAGAAACCGGCGTAACTAATTTTGCTCAAAAAGACTTTGTGGTATTAGTTGATGCCAAAAGTCTAGCCTATTTAGATGGGCTTACTATGGATTGGGTCCGTAACGGACTTAATGAAGGCTTTGATTTCGTCAATCCCAACGAGCGCGATCGCTGTGGCTGTGGTGAATCGTTTAGAATTTAGACACAGGTAAGTCTACACTAGCAGGCATATTCCATATCTGCTTCTGCTCTACTCCTGTGCGTTGAGCAAATCTTTTGGCATCACAAGATCCACAACAATGAAAGAAGTTGTTGCTGAGTCGCTTCTTATCCATGTGTTTGAGATCTCTTTCGAACACTGAATCACAGGCATCGCATCTCAACACTGCCACAGTCTTTTTTCTCTTATATAAATGTTCGACTCCGTTTTTACTGAGTCTAGAGTATTGATTTTGTTGAGTTTTGGTTGTGAGAAACATCTAGTATTTACATCCGGCTTATAAAACTTTGGGCTAAATATTAGAGCATTTGCTCAATCTAGGATTCTAAACATGGCAAGAAAGACTATTGATATTGGTGTTGTCGGTAATGACGGTACCGGAGACAGTATACGAGATTCATTCCGTAAAGTTAATGACAACTTTAGAGAACTGTATAGCTCATTAGGACTTGGTGAAAAACTAAAATTCACAGGGCTCGAAGACGCACCATCTACCTATGTGGGTCAGAATACAGCAGCCACTGGAAACACTCCGTTGGTCACTATTAATAATACAGAATCGGGGCTAGCATTCAAAAAATTAGTATCTGGTAACGGTATTACTCTCGACTTCACTACTAATCCCAATCAAATCCAAATTAACGCAGACTTTGCTTCAATTGTAGCAGATACTTCACCTCAACTAGGTGGAGACTTATCACTGCGTTCTGGCGGTAATCAATATCGCATAATCGATGCAGGCACAACTATTACACCTCTGCAGCCGATTTACAAACACGAATTAGTTAATAAAAATTATGCAGATTCTAAAATTGCCAGAGCAGGTGTTGATGCCATAGATCCAGCCACAGGCAACGTAGAGGTAAGTTTCGGACGTATGAGCGGTCCGTTGATATTATCAAGAAGTCCAGAACCAGACGACGACGAGCTCTACGGTGGATTGATTGCAGCCACCAAACAATATGTAGACAGTTCAGCGTTTGGATCCAGCGTCAATCTTTATGTAGCACTCAGCGGTCAAGATGATCGCCCGGGTGTTAGTGCTTCCCTTCAAGGTCGTGCTTTGGCCTATGCTTATCGCACACTAGAAGCAGCATTAAAACGTGCTGAAGAACTGGTTCTAGAATCAAGACCTATCATAGGTCCTTATGAAAAGACGCTGACCTTTAACAACGGTGTGCAAGAATGTAATCTAGCAGCTATCACAACATCTCCTACATCAGGCACAGGATTTGCAGGCACAGTGAGAATGAGCGTGGATACCCTGACACTGAACACTACAGGCACAAATTACTATGCCGGAGACATACTTCAAGTAACAGGTGGCACTGTGGGATCGGGAGGAAGTGCTTGTTTCATTGAAGTGTTATCCACTTTAACCACTCCAGGCCCTATTGTAACATTTAAGATTATCTCAACTGGTGTTTATTCTGCATTACCGGGCGCCGCAGCTATAGCTACCACTATTAGTACCAGTGCTGCTCCAGGAGGAATTGGTGCCATTGGGTTCGGAGCAACATTTAATATAACTTACAAAGTAGCGTCTGTGGCTATCTCCAACGGGGGCACAGGCTACAGCTTGGTATCCGTGAGAATCACCGGTGGTGGCGGTACAGGAGCCTTTGGTACTGCTGTAGTCACTTCAGGTGTGATCACCAGTATAACCATCACAGACAAAGGACTAGGGTTTACCAGCTTGCCTAATTTTGTGGTGGACCTACCTAGATTCCTTATCTATACTGCAGGATTACGTACAGATTTCACTGGTGATGTTCTCACTAACACACCTCAAGCTATTCGAGGTCGAGACATACGTGAAGGACTATTCTTACGTGGGAAAACCAGCAACGCCCTGGCACAGATTCTAGATCATTCAGGCGCATTAGACAGCGGCGGTAATGAAATATTTGACGTTGATATATTCTACGGCACCTTTGAAGTAGGCGAAAGTATCACCTATGGAGACATTGCTAGAAACGTACAGGTTACTGTATTGGTAGAAAGTGGTGAATACTTTGAAAACTATCCTCTAAAAGTCCCCGCTAACGTGAGTATTGTTGGTGATGAATTCCGTAGAGTCGTATTTAGACCTCGTCCGGGAACATCTGCTAGTCCTTGGGCATTCCAGAAATTCCGTAGAGATCCAGTCATCGACGGCCTTACTGTGGCCACACAGGCATACGGATATCATTATCTACAGGACAGTTCTCAACCAGTTTATCCTAAGATACAAAACAAAGGCGCATACGAATCTGCTGCTGATTTGATTAGACTGAATCGTCAATTCCTACAAGAAGAAATTGTAGCACGAATCAACTATAATGTTGCTAATAATATTGCACCATTTACAACAACATTTTCTTCTACCTACAACAAGAATTTTTATAAGGCATCATTGGGCCAATTAGTCGACGATCTAACATTTGATCTTGACTACGGTGAATATAATAGAACCATCTCTAATGCACTGAAATATTATCAGACCACTGATGGTAACAACGTGCTAACCAACCAACTGTCAGGCTTCCTGACGGTGATAAATCTTTTCAACGCCTTGGTACAGGATATAATAGATAATACAGCGATAACTGATCTCAAACAAAATCTGTTTACCCAAACGATTGATCCAGCATTCCAAACAGAGGTAGGTGCTGATAACGTTATCAGTGCTTTGATAATTGCTTTTAAAGATGTCATAGACGGATCGGGA